GCCGAAACTGTGACCAGCAATAAAGCAACGGTGAACCAGGCGAACCAGCCGACAAGTTTGAGAATAAGTTTGACGCGATCCATTACTTCTCTCCAAATAGCGTTAGTGGGTCAATCAGGTCGCTGTAAGCTGCTAGATGCCCGTTTACTTTTTTAGACACTTGCATGTGTAGATGGCTGCCCGTGCTTGCCGATCCACTTTTTGTGTTCTTACCGCCACCAACTTTGCCAATGACCTGACCAAGCTTGATCTTGTCACCCTTCTTGACAGCAACCGTGTCCGGTGCAACATGGGCATACTGCACAAAGATCTTCTCTTCCTGCACCCACAACTCAATAACCCAACCAAGCACATCAGTCCAAAACACATTGTGAACCTTAGCGTCACAAATAGCGACCAGCGGAGCTAGTTCTTTCGGTGACCAGTCTTGGCCACGGTGAGGTCTACCATTACGATACGGGGCAAGGTTGCCAAACTCGTCACCACGAAGCTTCTTCGGGAATGGTTCTTTGAAAACGGTCACGCAAACACTCTCACAATCATGTAAACAATCGCAGACGCTAACGCAGATGACAAGATCGAAGTGATCCAGGCTGACTGATAGCGGGCTTTCTCCAACTCACGCAAACGATCCTCATGGTCAGCAAGTTGGTCAATCTTAGACTCAATCACAGTCAATCGGCTTTCAATACGAAGTAAGAGAGCTTGGTTAGTTGGGTGGCGTTCGTCACTCATCAGTAGACTCCTCGCTCAACTCATTTGCCTCAAGCAAAGCTCCACAGCCACCACATGTAGTGATCGGCATAGGATCGGTCAGAACAAACTCAACAGAGAACTGAGAACACGACTCGTTCTGGCAAATAAACATTTTTTGCATTAGGCCACCTGGTATTGGACATTGAAACCAATACGGTCGCCAACAGCAAAGGCGGCACCGAACGGAATCGTGCTGGAAAGGTTTGTGCGTGATAAGTAAGTTGTTGAAGAATCAGAGGCGCGAAGAGTTGCAGTCGTAGAGTTAGTAGCGATGTCTACCGTGCCTTGAAAAGTTGCGCTTGCTGAAGTGTCAAAGAAGAAAGCTGCTCCAGCAGTAGTAGAAATAGCTGTGGTCGCACTTGTTACAGGCATAGTGACAGTAACAGAGCCGGATACTGCACCGCTTGTGCCAAGAGTCAATGAACCATGAGCAATAACTATTTTGCCCAAACGAATGTAAGCGTAAGTTTCAGTTGGCCCTGTGCCTTTAGTGACATTTGTCCAAGTTGGAGTCCAAGACTTCCAAGTGTTGTCGTAAGCGATCCAGCTACCGTTGTAAACAAAGAAACAGTCATCAGCTGTCGAATAGCAAAACTGACCTTCAGTTGGCGCAGTTATAGCTGCATCACGAGCTGTAGTTGTAGCAAAAACAGGAATGGACTGCTCCATAAGGTAAGAGTTCACATCAGACGCAGTAAGCTTCTCGCCAACCACAAAAGTTTTGAATCCAGCCAAAATAAACTCCTAATAACCCAACAAGTTATAGTCTAACAAACCCGTAACATCGCTATCCAAAGTGAAAGCCTCGTTATCAAGCGTTGCCAGCTTGAAAGTGATCATGTATGAATCAACATTCATCTCTTCAGTAACACCAATGATTCGCGCATACTTACTAATGCGAGTGCCAACACCGTTAGGTTGAAATTTGACCTGCACTATTGAGCAAATGTCCAAAGACAAAACACGGTTTATTTGTGTATTTGTCAAAGGATTCAACATGACCGTTACAGACTCAAAACGATACTCCGGCTCACCATACTTTGCTACATACATCAAAGCTGCTGAGATCATTGACGCATCATCCACATACAACAATCCACTATCGGCAAAAGCACTATTACCGTATAGCGCAATGGACTCAAGGTTTTTTTCCGTCACCGAAGCGGTGCCGCCCAAACGCTCAAAAGTCACCTGGTTGTAAAGAAGCTCAGTTCCATAAACAATGTTGATGCCCTGATAAGCAATGTCACTACCATCATCAGTAAACACAACATCAGAAAGCAACTCGTAACCACGAGCTTGAAATTGAATAGTCCCACCATTGTCAAGAAAGAAAAAGCCTTTCTCTGTGCGTTCCACAAGTTGAACATACTCAAGAATGTTTGTGCCAGCTGCGATCGTGTGCGACTGCACTTCATCAGTATTAGTAACATCCAAAGTCCACTCTGGCCCACCATACGGCCAAGTCACTTCAGGCTGACTCAAAACATAGCCAATACGGTTACCAGCTGTTTGTTGAGCCGGAGTCAAAGCCGAAATGGTTTGCTGTTGAGCCAAAAATGAGAAAGCATCAACACCCGTAGCGGAAGCTGTTGAGTCACCACTAATGTCGTAACTCAAATTCCAGTCTTTTACAAAACCCCAAATACGGCCATAACCTTCTGACAAAATTTGCACACCAAGATTAGGAATGATCAAACCGTAGTAAGGGTTAGCGTATTGAACAAAAGTAGAAGTAGATGCCTCTGCTGTGCCTGACCACGAATAGATTTGATAATTAGTATCCGTAGTGTTGCCACTAAAGTATGTGCCAACAGTCGAAGCTTGTTCAACCATTGCATAACGCCATGTCATTGTGCTGTTTAGTGGTCTGATGATTGAACCAGTAGTGTTACCGCCATACATTCGAACAGACACAGCACCAGCAGGAGCGGTATAAGTGCCAACCAACCTGGTTTCAACACCAGCAGTCAAGGTTTGACCTACACCAACCGCCACATCACCTAAAGAAGTTCCGCCCGTATCATAGAAAGTAGCCGCCAAACGGCGAACATCATTGACGCTGGAAGTGACATACATCGAAAATGCATAAGTCAAACCAGCAGTAACTTGAATTCGTGCAGCGGTCGTGCCACCAGTAACGCCAAACGAGTAGACAACTGTGCTTGCTGCTGTAGTGACAGTATCTACCGCACCATTAGCTGTCAAAGTAGTAGTTCCAGCACCACCAGTTCCACGGTTCAACATCTGCCAAGTTTCCTGCGGTGACACAGGAGCAGAAGTAGACGGAACAGGATTCTTTACTAAGTTAGTGCGAGTAGTCGAATCTGTGTATTGCGGATCAAAATAACGCAAACGGTTATCAAACTCGACTGCAAAACTGCCAGCTTCAAACTTATCTAACTCACGACTCCGCCCGCGATCTATTGTCACGGATCTTACATACTGACTCACATCGTAAGTAGTTACACCATCAGCAGCTACAAAATTGACTTGATAACTAGGAACAGGCATTACGCAATACCTGCTCTCCATGAAGTGCCATTCATGCGTTCATAATCTTTCAAAACCTTTACGATCGAGCGGCCCACAGCCACACCATCAGTTCCGATACCAGCGTTCACAGTAACATTTATGTTTGTTTGAGAGCCAGGGTTGTCGTAAGCCGAGCCGATAGCTGCCTCGCCAAACATCATGTCCACTAGAGGCGCAAGAAACGACTTGTTTGTTCCGGCAACACCAACAATGCCATCCATAAACGCTGTCTTGAACGACTTAGCCAAAGTCTTAGCAGCTTTTACAAGCTCCGAGTCAGCTTGCAAAATACCCTCAATAAGACCCTTAGATAGATCTAAGCCAGCACCATACATAACCTGAGCTGCTTCTTCACCTATACCAGCACCCGTATTAGCTAAATCACCAAAAAGACCATTCAATTCATTTACGGCCGCTTGACCACCTTGAACAAGAGCCTCAGCAACAGCGGCACCCTGCTCAATACCGCCACCTAGAATCTGCTGATACAACTCAGAAGAAATGTTCATTGCGCGCAAAGCTTCAAGGTTCTTAGCAAAGTCTTTAGTCTTACTGAGAATGTCGCGGAACTTACCAATGATGTCAGCAGCCGAAGCTACACCCTTGACAGTTGAAGTCAAAGTAGTCTGAAACTTACCAACCATGTAAGTAACAGTCTTAGTTATTTCTCCGGCAGAGTCACTAAGCAATGAAGACAAGTTTCCAAAACCGATAACAGCAGCCTTAGTGTCAGCGATCAGAGCCTTACCAAGCGAATACTTCTTGAGAAGGTTGTCACGCTCACGACCAATCTGCGCCATCTCGGTCTTGACCGTATTCGCATAATCTGTAAAAGCCTTAGCTGCCGATTTAGTAATAAAGTTTTTATCCAAGCCTTCTTGGACAAGATCAGTAATTTTCTTGAAAGATTCAACAACAGCAGATTCAAACTTGCCAAGTTCACGCTGAACAAAAGTCGCAGGAAAAATGTTTTGCAAAGCTGCGCGAATTGCTCTAATCCAATCAAACATGCCATTATCAACGCTTTTAGGATCTGGCTTTGGAATAGTTAGATCAACCTCGAAATCCCACTCCCAGGCTTCGCTCTCAAGCTTGAATCCATAAATCTGTTCGATAAGTTCATTGAGTTTTGCGTCAATACCATCAACGCCCTCGCCAAATGTTTTAGTGAACCAATCAAACATGGATCCGGCAGGGCCGAACATCCACTCAAATAGTTCACCAAGTTTTTTCATCAACAAACCAATAAGAATGGCAACAATCTTGATCGGCATAAGGATCATTTTGACGATTGTTCCAATAGCTCCGAGAGCTTTGATAATGATGTCAAAAACAGGCTGTATCATTGCCCACAAACCATAAAACAACGGTGCAATCGTAGTGAACAAGTAATACATCACATCAGCGACAGGTTGCATCAAGTTACCAACCATAGTGATGACTTCGCCAAGAATCTTACCCATTGGTGCAAACAACATTTGCAAAGATTTACCCAAAGTGTTGAACACAGGTTGCCAAGCTTTTTGAATACCTGGCATTGCTTGCCGGAAATACGCAATAAAGTTTGCAACAGGCTTTAGAAGCGGCTGACCAAACGCAGCTTGAGTATCTTTCAAAGCACCATTGAGTTTTGCTTGCTGTGCAAAGAGGTTGTCTGATTGCCTACCAAACGCACCCATAGCGTCACCAGCACGAGAATAGAGCAACTCCATACGGGCAACCATTTGAGCCTGAAGCAACTCAACACCAGTTAGATGACTCAAACCCTTAGAGGCCACAAGAGCGTTTACTTCAGCCTGTTTCATGGCAACACCGAACTTTTCAATCGGGTCATACTCACCACGGAACAAAGCGGTCATAGCAACAAGAGCTTCAGAAACATCGTAACCATAAGTAGCCGCAAGGTCAGAACCCAAAGTCGTAAGACGCTGTGACTCTTCCGAAACCTCACCCATTTCGAAGCCAGCTTGTTTCAGCACCGAACCAATAAAGGTAATAGATTTAGCCGCATCAACCTGCGACAAACCAATCTTGTTAGCGTTCTCAATAAACTTTTCAACTGCAGCTGAAGCGTCACCAAAAATAGTTTCAACAGCGATCATTCCACGCTGAAGATCACGAGCCTGGTTGATAGCTTCTTCCATAAAGTTGCCAGCTGACATACCCCCCAAGCCACCGCCAACACCGCCACCAATACCACCAGCCATGTCTTTCATAGAAGCACCAAGTGCTTTTATAGAACGACCAGCATCATCAACGCCCTTAGAGCTAAAAGCCGACAGAATCGGAACAATAATCTTTCCAGCCATTAGCGGGTCTTCATCCTTTCGTTGATGAACTTATTAGCCTGACGAATCACATCATTTATCTGATAACGAACATTTGGCAAATGCTTGTTTGCTGTAGGCCAAATCCAACGCGACGCATCGCCCTTCAAAACACCTTTACCTCGGTTCAAAGCTTTGATCATGCCCATACCCTGACCGTTGATCCGGTGACGGCGTTTCACACGCACACCACGCTGACTGTATTCATACTCACGAGTAACAGGTCGCTTATTGACCCATTTCTTGCTACGACCAGCCATGTCAGCCATAACCACAGCTGCGTTATCCACATCAACTTTGACAATAGACATTTGCCCATACTGCCCAATCTTTTTGAACGATCGAGCCTTCGTCAAACGAATCGTAGTATGACGAGGTTGAATGTTTCCATTTTGAGCATTAGCTGACCATGACAGACGACCAGGCACGACAACAGGCGCAAAACCTGAAACATTCTTAGCCCCACGCACATGCACACCAGAAGTCGGATGCGTCTTAGGAATAGCCCTAGAAATAGCCGTTCGCATCGGTGAAGCAATCTTTTTGAAGTTGCGCTTCATGTCACGAGCATATTGCGGTTCAATCTTGTTGATCTCACGCAACAAATCACGCCAATCAGTAAAAGCAATGTAACCAACAACTGACGGCTTTTTGTTATCGTCAAGCGCACCACGAATGATCTGTCCGGCAACAAGCCTAAGAACCGCCGCAGCAAGTGGTGCAACCATGATTATCTCCTACCGCACAATTCTACCCAAAATAAAGAAAGCCCCCCGAAGGGAGCTTTCTTTTTACTGCGGTCGCTTCTGGTTACGGGACACTAAATAACGGCCCATAGTCCACAACATTCGTTCGCTCTCCTGCAAAAGCACAGAAGGTGCGATACCTGTTTCACAAGCAACTGACGCAATGAACCAATGAACTGACTCATCGCCCAGACCTACTATTTTGGGTCTGTGTCACTCGCCCCAACAGTTGAAATGGTTTCCATCCAAGAATCGAAATCCTTGTCAGTAGCCTTAGAGCGAGTTTCACTTGCCCAAGCCAAGAAACACAAATGCGTGAACTTCAAGTTCTTTTCCAAAGTAGCAACCGAAAGGTCATACTTAGCTTCGAACTTGACGAGATCTGCAGCTGAACAAGAAACTTCCTTGCTCTCACCGGATAGAAACTCAATGCGTAGGTTGATTTTCACTTTTTTTCCTTAGATTAGGCTGTTGCGCGTGATACGGTGCCGCTGGTAGGCCATGTGACCGACAAGGTAGCGATGTCGCCAACCGAAGCCGAGTATGGCTGATACTGCGAAACCAAGCATACAGCGGTGTAGGCAGGGTTAGTTGCCGATACTGCGGTGCTAGTCGGGGTGATAACAACAGTAGCGTATGAGCCACCGCTGAAAAGAGGGTAGAGGGTTGCATCAACAGCTGCAGCACCAAAGTCCTGGAAGAAGTTTAGGGTTACAGAACCCGACTTCAAGCCAGCAACGCGAGTGCGCCATCCGCCACCAAAAGCGGTGGTTTCAAGTTCATCTGATGATAGGTCAAGAGTTGCCGACTGAAGAGAACTCGAAAGGTTCGTTCCGTTTACGGTAATCTTGTGGTCTGTGGCTGCGTAAACTGCCAATTTGACTCCTTAGTTAGCTTGGACAACACAGGTAAACTCTGCTGCCAAATAGGTTGTTTCTCCGATGGTGGTTGAGCCGTAGTTTCTCATGTCAGTCACGATCAGGTCAAAAACTTTTCCCGATAATGTCCTATTTGATTCTATCGCACTCTTGATACTAGACGATCCCGTTGGTGAACAGTAGTCGTCAAGCTTGTTTTGTGCCGTTCTGGAATCAGCCATGCCCACAACCAGGGTGATTGTGAAGCTGTATGTGTTGAGTCCGTTGTTGAACGATTTGTGATACTCCACATTTTCTGGAGTAATGATTGCGTAAGGCGGATTGACTTGAGCAGGGATCACTCCGCTGGAACGCAAACCTAGAACTGTCAAAAGGTTCGTGGCAATGCCATCACGGATCTCTGTAAGAGTAGGCATTAGTAATACTGCCTTAGAGTCCGGTAAGGATCTACCAGCATTGCTACATCAGGGTCAATGCGTGTGCCGACACGAATAAAGCCGAGATCAGGGCTTGATAGAACGCCTAGAGGCGATTCGTTGCGTTTGAACACGCGAGCAGCTTGCAAAATCGTTGCCTGTTTGATCGCAATAGGCACAGCAGACCAGCCCCAAGTGCCTGTGATTCTCACGCAAGCTTCTTGAACATTTATAGGGAACAGTTTGTCATCTACGGCTCGCAAAGCAGTCGTAGGCCATCCGGTAATGCCACCAGACACATTGTTGAGTGGTTCTTTCTGATAATCAGTAGAAGTCCACACATTGTCGTAAACAGCGTCAAGATCGTCAGCGGTAGCCACTTCAGTAATCGTGATGGCATCGTCAATAACCGTGTAGTAGTTGGTGTCTGCAACAAAGTAGCGTGTGGCAGTTCCGGCGTTGTAAAAGTAACGCCCTGCGTAAGTGTCTAATGCCCGCGACGAAGATTCGATTGCCAACTCTATGAGAGTGTCGTCAATAGTGTCAGCGGATGGGATGCGTAAAGCAGCTTTGACCTCAGCCAAAGTTGCATAACCGTTAGTGATTGCCACAAAAACTCCTTACCAAGTCTATTTTACTTGCTCAACAATACGCTTCTTCAGATCGGTCGTAGAGATGCCTGAAGTGTAGGGAATGTAGCACAAGCTAATGTCACGCTCGTCAAGCCAATCCTGATCAAACTGCATCTGTTTGTAATAGTCACGCCTAGCCCAATCTGAGCCAATGATCACAAAGTCTGGTGCCGCTAACTCAATCGCAATCTTAGAATCCGCCCCGCCAACATTCGGCACAACGGCATCCACATACTTGCAACCCAACAACACAGCCTCACGCTCTGCATACGACATGACAGGCGAACGACCCTTATAGGCTTTGATGAACTCGTCAGTATTGAGCGAAACAGTCACAGAGCCGACTAGCGCACATTTCCTCAGAAACGCTACATGGCCTGAGTGAAACAGGTCGAATGTCCCGCCTGTGTAAACTTTCAGTCCCATCGGTTATCCCTTCGCACTTGCAAACTCCAG